GACGCATGAATCCTAGGCATGGAACGGGGTCTAGGTATATGGAGATAGCAATGAAAGTTACTTTCGTATATCGTGGCGTGTCTTACACAAGAGTAGTCAAGTAGTTTGACCTTAGGGGAGGTGCGATTCCTCCCTACTCAATTTGGGAAAAGCCCTCTGAGGAGGATACCTTTTACCCGTCGACGGTGGGAAAAGACCACAAAACGTGCCAGTCTCACGTTAGACCAATTAAGACTGACAACATTCTAACGTTAGGAACGATACAATATACCCCTCAAAATAGGACATAATAATGGCTCAACAGAGTACAGGTATGACCTCTTCATTAACCCGTGCTGGTCAATCCAATAGCACAGGTGACGCAAGAGCACTCTACCTTAAACTGTTCAGTGGAGAAATGTTCAAAGGCTTCCAACACAATGCGATAGCAAGGGATCTCGTTATGAAGAGAACTCTAAAAAATGGAAAATCTTTGCAGTTCATCTATACTGGACACACTAAAGCCGAGTTCCATACACCCGGCAACAGCATACTAGGTAACTCCGATGGAGCACCTCCAGTAGCTGAGAAGACTATCACATGTGATGACCTTCTAATCTCAAGTGCATTCGTCTATGAACTGGATGAGACACTTGCTCACTACGAATTGAGAGGAGAAATATCTAAGAAAATTGGATATGCTCTAGCTCAGAAGTATGACAGACTTATCTTCCGTGCAATCGCGAAGGGAGCACGTCTTGCTTCACCAATCACAAAGTCCGGTTTCGTTGAACCCGGCGGTACACAAATCAGATTAACAAGATCTGGAGTTACTAATGCTACAGCAGCATACGACTCTCAGTGTTTAATAGCAGGCTTCTATGATGCTGCTGCTGCACTAGACGAGAAAGGCGTATCTACTGAAGGTAGAGTAGCTGTACTAAACCCAAGACAGTACTACGAACTTATACAAGCTGTTGGTTCTAGTGGTCTTGTAAACAGAGACGTACAAGGTACAGCCTTACAGGGCGGAGAAGGTATCATTGAAATTGCAGGCATCAAGATCTACAAGTCAATGAACATTCCTTTCTTTGGTGCTTATGGTACTAAGTACGGAACTGCTGGAGCTGCAAACCCCGGTGTAACATCACCCGGTAATGTAGGTTCATTCGTTGGAGAAAGCACAGAAGATGCTAGATCTAACCAAACTGGAATTAACAATAACTACGGTAACGTTTCTGACTTCGCTAACTCTTGCGGTCTTGTCTTCCAAAGAGAAGCTGCTGGTGTTGTAGAAGCTATTGGACCTCAGGTTCAGGTAACTTCAGGCGACGTTTCAGTTGTGTACCAAGGTGACGTAATTCTTGGACGTTTAGCAATGGGTGCAGATTTCCTAAACCCTGCTGCTTGTGTTGAGTTCCTTGCTGGAGCAGATGCTGGTTCTACTGGTAACGCTGCATTCGGTGACAACTACCCAACAAACGCTTAATTTACTTTTTATACGGGGACTTCGTGTCCCCCTTTTTTTTATTTATGACTACTCAAATAGCAACCGATACCGAACTATCCGCAGTTAATTCTATCTTGGGTAGCATTGGTCAGTCACCTGTAACTACACTTGGAACTGTAACTACAGACGCGACTAACACAGGACAAGAAATAGCAAACACATTTGCCAACCCACAGATTGCAATGATTCATGGACTTCTAATGGAAGTTACAAAAGATGTGCAAAACGAAGGCTGGCATTTTAACAAAGAAGATCATGTAAAAATATCTCCAGATAGTAATGGTCACTACATCATTCCTACTAACTATCTTAGGTATGATGTCTACGAAGGTTTATCTGACAGAACAAAAGATGTAGTGAGAAAAGACGGTAAATTATATGACAATGTTCATCACACATTTGTTTTTAGTGGCGATCACTATTTTGACATAACATACTTACTAGCTTTCAATGATGTACCTCCAGCTATACAAAGATATATCATTGCTAGAGCATCAGTAAGAGCTGCAACACAATTAGTTGCTAATGGTGATTTAGTTAAGTTACTTCAATTAGAAGAAGCACAAACTAAGGCAACTGCATTAGAGTACGATTGTGAGCAGGGAGACCATACTTTCTTTGGCTTTCCACATGAAAGTAACTACAGATCTTATCAACCTTACAAGGCACTTATTAGATAATGGCAAATATTACACAAACTATACATAGTCTGAGTGCTGGTATATCACAACAGCCTGACGAACAAAAGATTCCCGGTCAGGTAAAAGATATGGTAAACGCCTTACCTGACGTTACACAAGGATTACTAAAAAGACCGGCTGGAAAGTTTGTGGCATCTTTATCTGATGGTTCAAATAACTCTACAGCAGACGGTAGATGGTTTCATTACTATCGTGATGAGAACGAACAATATATAGGACAGATAGCAAAGAATGGTGTTGTTAGAATGTGGGACTGTCTTACAGGTGATGAAAAAACTGTTGTAAACGGTATAGGTAATAACACATACTTAACACACACTAACGACGAGGACATACAAACACTTACTCTTAACGACTTTACTTATATTAATAACAGGTCTGTCACTACAGAGATGGATACTACTACAGAACCTCTTGGAAATTTTGGCAAAGAAATTTTTGTCGAGTTAAAAAAGATCTCTTATGCCAAACAGTATGCGTTAAACGTTTTTGATAACACTAACACTTCTACAGTTTCTACAGCTACACGTATTAAAGTAACTCTTGTTAATTCAAGTAACAACTACTGTGATTCTAGTGGTTTTATGAGAACACATACAACCAGAGGTAATAGTAGTAATGCAAGATGTGATGAAAGTGCTGGCGATGGTAGAGATTCATTTGCACCTAATGTTGCAACACGTATTTTTGAAGTAGACAGTAATAAAACTCTTGTTGACGAGGGTGCTCAAGGTGGTACACTGGCTAATGGTAATAAGTCTAATACTAATTACAGTTATGCAGTTAATGTATTTAATGCTAATAACCAAGGTAGTCAGACTGGACGACAGAATTTATATTTTCGTATAGCTACAACAGGTCAGTCAGTTCCTTTTGGTTCTGGAAGTAATGTTACGTATCAAGCTAGATACACAACTACACATGATTTATTACATGGTGGAGAAGGTTGGCAAACAGGCGATTACTTTTTTGTATTTATGGCGGATGCTTACTATAAGGTAACTATTGAAGCAACCAGTGAATCTATAGTACAAGCAAACCTTGGTTTAGTTAGACCTAACCCTACACCATTTGATACTGAAACTACTATTACTGCTGAGAGTATTCTTGGAGATATTAGAACAGAATTAATAAATGGAGGTAATTTTACTAATTCAGATATTACAACTATTGGTACAGGACTACATATAAAACGAACCTCCGCCTTTAACGCTTCTACGCCCGTAGGAGAGCTGTTAAACGTGGTTGCTAGTAAAGTTAACGATGTAGGTGATTTACCCTCTCAGTGCAAGCACGGGATGGTTGTGGAGGTTGTTAATAGTGTTGCTGATGAAGACAATCATTACGTAAAGTTTTTTGGTAATAATGACAAAGATGGTGAAGGTACATGGGAAGAGTGTGCTAAACCGGGAAGAACAATTAGATTAAAAAGATCTAAAATGCCAGTTGTTTTAATAAGAACTGCTGACGGTAATTTTAGATTAACTGAATTAGATGGATCATCTTACACAGTTACTACAGCTAGTGGTAATGTAACTTCTTCAGCTCCACAATGGGACGATGCCTTAGTAGGTGATGACGTAACTAACCCTGAACCTTCATTTATAGGTAAAGAGATTAGTAAGATGCTGTTTTTTAGAAACAGATTTGCAATACTTGCTGATGAAAATATAGTTATGTCCCGTCCGGGAGACTTTACTAATTTCTTTGCTAAGTCAGCTATACAACTTATAGCTAGTGACCCTATAGACATAGCAGCTAGTTCAGAATATCCAGCAATTTTATTTGATGGAATACAAGTAAACACAGGTTTATTATTATTTTCTAAAAATCAACAATTCATGCTCACTACAGATAGTGACGTGTTTAGCCCAACCACCGCTAAGATCAATGCTCTTTCTACTTACAACTTTAACTTTGCTACAAATCCTATCTCTCTTGGTACTACTGTCGGGTTCTTAGATAATGCCGGTAAGTTTTCAAGATTTTTTGAAATGGCACAAATACAGAGAGAAGGTGAACCAGAGGTTATAGAACAAAGTGCAGTGGTTGCTAGATTATTTGAAAAAGATTTAAAACTTATATCTAACTCTAGAGAAAACTCAGTTATATTTTTTAGTGAAGAAGGTACATCTACATTGTACGGATATAGATATTTTGACAGTATTAGAGAAAGAAAGTTAGCTTCTTGGTTTAGGTGGACATTGACTGGAACAATTCAATATCACTGTATGCAAGATGATAGTTTATATGTAGTTGTAAGAAATGGTGCCAATAACAAAGATCAGTTACTTAGATACAGTATTAAAATGGATGCTAATACTTTTGCTATTGCAGAAAATAGAGTTCATTTAGATCACTTAATGGAAATCCCAAAACTTATAGGCAATACTACTAACCCAACAGTTACTTATAATGCTACAACTAACAAATCAACCTTTGCTAAACCTACAGGATTAGAAAGCTCTAATCAATTAGTTGCATACGATAATAGTAATGAATCATCTGGTACTCAAAATTTAGGTAGGTATGGAAAGATAACTGTTAATGGTAGTAACTTAGAACTTGATGGTGATTGGACAGGAGAAGCCTTTTTAATAGGTTATCAGTTTACTATGCAAGTTGACTTACCTACTATTTACTACGTAACTAGAGAAGGAGAAAACTTTAGAGCTGATACTAGATCTAGCCTTGTATTACACAGAGCTAAGTTTGGATTTGGTCCTATAGGATTATATGAAACAACACTTAGTAGAACAGGTAGAGTTGACTATACAGAATTACATGAATTAACAGGTGCAGATAGATATACAGCTAACAATGCTTCAACATTAGAAGATAATCTTTTAAGAGAAGTACCTATTTACGACAGAAATATAAACGTAGCATTAACAGTTAAATCAACACACCCAGCTCCAGCTACTATTCACAACTTGACATGGGAAGGAGCTTACAATACTAAATTTTATCAACGTGTATAACCTCACCCTTACCGAACAAGAAGTACGTATATACAGTCAATGGTTAAAAAAGAACCGTATGTATAAAGGTATGAATCTACCCTTAGGTAATCCATGGGAGTCTTGGATGCAAGATACCATAGATAAATTACAACACGCATTAAATGAGTAAATACATTCACCCAGCAACAACAGAGGCTGCACTACGTGTAGCTTCTAACTTGCTACCCGACGATTATCGGGAAGTAAAAGAAGGTCATGGACATGACCCTTTAAATGCTCTGGTTGTCGGAGTACATAACTCTGAGTCAGTCTATTTTACTAACCCAGATAATGAGATATGTGGCATTGCAGGAGTCTACGAAGGTGGACAAATCTGGATGCTATGTACCCCAGCTATTTTAAAGTTTCCTCATACATTTGCTAGAGAAGCAAAAAGGTATGTGAACTCAAGACAAGACAAGTTACTGTGGAATTTTGTTGACGAAAGAAACAAAGTCCATATTAAGTTACTTAGGTTTTTAGGTTTTAAATTTCTTAGGAGATTTCCCTACGGACCAAACAATTTATCCTTTATAGAATTTTGCCGTGTGCAGTCCAGCAGCAATAGGACCAGCCGTAGGAGCAGTAGGCTCCGCGATGGGTGCGTCCCAAGCGAACAAAGAAAAACGTAGGATTTACGAGCATCAGCTAAAAGTCCGAGAACGTAAATGGATGCAAACAAGAACTACTTACGCATCCAAAAAAGTACAATTTGAACAAGAGGTTGACCAGTCAAACATTGCAGCTCAACGAGCTTATTCAAAAGTACAAAGACAACTATATAACGCAAGATCTCTAGCCATCTTACAGAATCAAGAAGATTTTAAAAAGATGTTAGCCAACGAAGGTATGATTGAAGTATCAGCAGCCGAGCGTGGAGTTAGAGGTAGAAGCGTAGCTAGACAATTAGTTCAGAATAATGCTAACTTTGGTATATCTCAAGCAATGAGATCTAGAGGTTTGACACAAGCTGGCTATGATGCTAGAGAAGTGTATGGAGATATTAATAGAGATTTAAAAGGACAACTAAACAAATCCTTTGGAAGAGTAGCTATTCAACCAATAGCAGATATGGCACCTCCAAAACCAGTAATGCAGAATGTAGGTATGACACTTATGTTAGGTATGGGTCAGGCACTAGGTGCTGGATTACAAGGTATGGGTAGTACAGGTGATGGTTTAGGTAAAACTATGCCTTCTGGTACAGGAACGTCAATGGGACAGAACTATAGTTATATGACAGACCCTACATTTGGGCATCAAATTAGAACATTTCAGAGTTATTAACAATGAGCATAATACCTGATTACAACATAACTGGACAACAAGTAACACCTCAACAAATACTTGACGTTATTCCAGAACAAGAAGCATCTGACAGAGCTATACAAGCGTCAGAGGAAAGATACCTACAAGGTTTAGAAAAGAATGCTGCTGATAGAGTAAGAAACACTGAAAAGATGTGGAGTCAGTTATCTGACCTTTCAAACACATTTGGCACCATATTAAAACAAAGACAAGACAAATTTAGAGCAGACAGAGAAGCACAAATAAAATTAGACATACTTACTAGAGGTGTAAGTCCAGAACTAGAAGCAAGATTTAGAGGTGAGCGAGATCAGTTATTTGACGATGAAATTGCTACTCAAGAATTTGCATCTAAATACGAAGCTGAAACCGGTGACTCTATCACCGCTCAAGAATTTCGTAACATGGCTGGTTGGGAAAAGTATATGGTTGCAGAACAATATGCTTTACAAAAAGCAAAAGACTACGACCAGTATGTTTATGATGCTTACGAAACAACTAAGATAGATGTTATTAGAGATGGTAAATCAGTTTCTGTTGGACATCTAGATAACTTATCTCCTGCTGAACAAGCAGCTTTAGATACAAAGATTAAGTTTGAATATGCAAAACAATTTGCAGGATTAAACGAAGCACTTGTAGCTACTGTAGTTAAACCAGAAATAGATAAGTTTGACGAGATGCGTAGGAAAAAACAAGCTGTAGCTAGAGAAGAAAACTACCAGACAGAAGTAGCAGCTTCTGACAGTAGAATGATACAGATGGGTTTTGTTACTGCTAATCCAGAAGACGGACATCAACTTGCACATGACTGGGCTGCTAGATATGCAGCTAGAAACAGAACTACTATAGGTGCTGGTAGAAGAGCGTTTAAAGAAAACTTAGTTAGTTTAGTTAGTCAAAATGTAATAACTTATCCAGAAGCTATGTCTATAGTTAATCACGAAATAACAGCTCGTGATGGTTCTACTAAGACTATGGGTTCTTGGAAAGAGTGGAGTGGTTTACCTAGTGAATTAGCTGATGCTGCAAAACAAGGTACTGCTGCTAGAGAAGAAGCAAAAGAAAATAACATAGCTGCTGACTTACAAGTTATAAGATCTTTACAATCTCCTACTAACGAACAAAAGGCACAAATGTATGCTGTCTTTAAAAATAAGTATGACGGATATGTACCAATAGAATTATCAGACGCTTTAAAAGGTCACTTACCTGACGATGTTGCAGAGGATATGATTGCACAATCTATACGCTACCAAAATGGTGTGTATGATTTTGAAATGGAAAATGTAAGTACTGAGGTATTTAACAAATACAAAGATAAAATACTTACTACAGGTGCACTTGTGCCGGGAACAGATTTACATGACACAGCAGCTAAATATCTAAAGGCATACACTGACGAAGGTACAGGGGATACGTTTGGAAGTACAGAAACTGCTTCAGTAGAATGGCTAAACTTATATGCTGGTCTAGAAGAAGTATTTAATAGAGCTTACAAACAAGCTACTGTACGTGATGGTCAGATTGTAGGTAGACCTGAAGATGGTATGAGAGCTGGTCAATCTGCTGTAGAAGAAGTATTAAAAAGTGAAAGAACAGTTAATTCTTTGATGAATCCTGATCTTGACCCATCAGATAATACATACAGTAAAAGCATACAAAAAGGTATGAAACAATCTGCTAATGGTCAATGGAAAAAACAAAAAATTAACGCTGATAGAGATTCACAGAGAGAGTTAATACTGTGGAGTAAAACTCCATTAAAACAGTCTAGAGACATTCCAGACTATTATCGTGACCTAGCTATGAGAATGGGAGTTAATCCTATTGACTTAGCTAACTCGCAACTTCAATTTTACGGAGAACAGCCAGTAGATATAACACCTAAAGAAAACACGAAAAACGATAAAATATTAAATCTTATTTACAAATTCCCTACACGTTCTCGTATAACAAGAGCTAGACTCGAAGACGAAGGACAGGGTGAACAGAACGTAAAAACTTCTATTTATAACAAAAAAGGCTTAATGAGAAAGGACCAGTAACTGCGGATTACTAGCCTTTCCATAGGCTATAATTACCGTGGTAACTATGAATGAAGAATTTGAACCTACGCTAGAAATAGGAATTTCTGGTACAGGTTTGTCCGAAGAGGACACACAAAAGGCAGTACAAAACATACAGGCTGCTGATATAGAAAATGGTGTAGTAGACCCAGTACAGGAAGAACCTGAAGAGGTTGTACCTGAAGAAGCTAAACCAAAAGAAAAATCTACAGCACAACTTTATGCTGAAGATACTTTAATAGGTTTAGGAGCTGGTGCTAGAGACATAGCTTCTAACATCATCACTGCTCCAGAAAGAGTTATTGACTTTTTCAATGGCGAGATGGAGGAAGAAGGTAAGACAGAAGAAGGATATCAAACAGAATGGGACCAGTTTATGTATGGTGACGGCGACCCTATTGAAACTAAAACATGGTGGGGTGGTCTAGTTAGAGGTGCTACAGATGTTGTTGGTACTATTGCTTTAACAGGTGGTGCCGGTAAACTTGCTAAAGGTGCTGGTTTAGCAGCTCACTTAAAACAGGGTGCCATAGCTGGTTTAAAATATGATTTATTTTCTAAAAACGAAGAAACTGATAACTTAACAGGAATTATAGCTAAAAAATATCCATGGCTTGATTCAGCTTTAGCTACAAAAGACACAGATCACCCAGCTCTAAATAAACTAAGACACATTGTTGAAGGTATGGGTATAGGTGCTGTATTTGATGCAACTATATTTAAGATGACCCCACTAGCTAAAATGCTTGCTGGTGAAGCTGTAGAGGTAGGTAGACCTATTGCAACTAATATATCTGATGCTGGTAAAAGAGTATATGATGCTAGAGGTGAATTAGGTGCTGCATTAAAAGAAGATGTAAAACCTATTACTGATGCAGTAAAAAGAGTATATGATGCTAGAGGTGAACTAAAAGCAGCAGCAGGAGAAGACGTGGCTGCAATTAGAGCAAAGTTTGAAGAGTTTACTGGTTCAAGGAAAGAAAGTATAGAAGTACAAAAAAGAGAACAAGCTAAATCTCAGATGAAAGACTCTGGGTTTAGAGCACCAAAGAACGAACCTATTGCTGACCCTTGGCAAGGAGCTACAACTTCTAACAGTACAGCTTCTGATGTAAACAAATCTGCAAAACGTATGAAAAAAGAATGGGGTGCAGAAGAAGGTAGTACAGGTTCTATGCTTTCTAATACTCAGATAGATAGAATGTCTAAAGGTACAGGTGAAACTGAAAAAGTTATAAAAGAAATTTTAGGTAATTTTAGAAGTCAAGGATTTATTAAGGAACTAGAAGCTACTGCTAGAAGTCAAGGTAAAACATTACAAGATAGTATTGGTGAAGATCTTGATATGTTTAGAGCAGTTTACGAAGGTAGAAACACAAGTGAAGTAACTACTGAACAATTCTTTAAAAAGTTTACTAAAAAACAAAGACCTATATACGACAAGTCTGGTAAGAAAGTTGGTGAGTACATGCAACCTATGTACATCAAAGCCTTAGATATGGTAAACACATCTCTGTTTAATGACATAAGAGATGCTGGTATTACTGCTAGAGAACTAGCTGACATAGCTGACCTAAAAGATATTGATGGTCCAGCTCAACAAATGGTTGAAAAACTAATAGCTGGTCTAAGACTTAGAAAAATATCTAGTGCAGAAGCATCTCAACAACTTGCAGAAATAGGTGATTCACGATTAAGGAAATCAAGAAAAGAGTTTGCAGAACAGATTGATAAAGAAGTACAGAATAGTATAGATGCGTTTCGTGTAGCTTTACAAATGACTACCGAACAAGACGGTGACGAAGTATTTAAGACTATATTTGAAGGTATATCTATGGCTGACGGTGTACACACACTAGATGATCTTGACGTATTTATGCGTAAGAAAATGAGAGGTGGTACATTTGCTGGCGATAAGAAAAAGACTGGTGCATTCTTAAGAGAGATGGGTACTATGTTTACTCATAGTGTTTTATCTGGACCTAAAACATCAGTTCGCGCAATCATGGGTACATCTACCGCAGCATTTACCAGACCTATGGCTATGGCTATGGGAGGTCTAATGAAAGGTGATGCAACTATAACTAGAGCTGCATTAGCTTCTCTTAATGCTATGCGTGAGATGGTTCCAGAATCTTTCAAATATTTTAAAAAAAGATTAAATAGTTATTGGGCTGGTGATTTATCTACAATGAAAACTAGATTTGTAGAAAGAAATAAACTAGACGACCAATGGCAAATGTATGGACATTGGGCAGAAACAAGAGGTAATACAGTAGATAAAGCATTATATCGTACAGCTAACATGGTTAGAGGTTTAAATGACAGTAGTCTTCTTACATATTCTACTAAGATTATGGCAGCTACTGACGATACCTTTGCACTAATGATAGGTAGAGCTAGAGCTAGAGAAAAAGCATTTCTAGCTGCTGCTGACAGATTACCTGATGGTAACTTCAGTAACCTAGATCAAACATTTTTTAAGAATCAAGAAGATTTATTTAACCAACAAATATTTAAACCTGATGGTAGTTTAGCTGACGAAATGGCTGACTTCAGTAGAAGAGAAGCTACACTTACTCAAGACCTAACTGGTTTTAGTAAGAGCTTAGCTAAAGCATTTGACGAAGCACCATGGGCTAGACCTTTCTTCCTATTTGCTAGAACTGGTGTCAATGGATTAGCATTGACTGCTAAACATACTCCCGGTTTTAACTTTTTTGTTAAAGAATTTAACGACATAGCTAAAGCTAAACCCGGAGATGATCTTGCTGACTTATTACAGTATGGTATTAGAACTCCACAAGATTTGATGAATGCTAAAGCTATACAAAATGGTAGATTAGCTATTGGTTCTGCTGCTATAAGTATGGCATCTATGGCGTATCTTAGTGGTAACTTACATGGTAATGGACCAACAGATAGAAAACAAAGACAAGCATGGTTAGACATGGGATGGAAACCAAGAACTATAAAACTTGGTGACGTCTGGGTTAACTATGATGCCTTTGAACCATACAACCAAATACTTGCATTAGTAGGAGACATAGGAGATCACCAACAATTAATGGGTGAAGAATGGGCTGAAGATAGATTATTAAAACTAGCTATGGCAATGGGAAGTACAGTTACAAGTAAATCCTATTTAGCTGGTATGCAATCTTTTGTAGATTTATTTTCTGGTCAACCCGGACAATCTAATAGAATTATTGCTTCTTTAATGAATAACACAGTGCCTTTATCTGGTCTTAGAAATGAGATAGGTAAAGTACTAACACCATATACAAGAGAGCTAGGTTCTGATTTACAAAGTTCTATAAGAAATAGAAACTTAATAACTGAAAACATAGCAAAAGACCCATTACCTATTAAATATGATATATTAACTGGTAGACCTATTAAAGATCACGACTTTATAACTCGTATGTTTAATGCGTTTTCACCTGTTAACTTTAACTTAGACTATTCTCCCGGTAGAGAGTTTTTATTTGACAGTGGTTATGATATGAGAACTTCTACATATACCGCTCCAGATGGAACAGATTTATCTGACAGTCCAAAGGTTAGGTCAATGTTTCAGAAAGCTATAGGAGAACAAAACTTACTAGCTACGTTTGATAAAATGGCTAGGTCAGAAAACATGCAAACATCCCTTGCAGAAATGCAATGGCATCGTAAAAATGGATTAGCAGATGTTGAACCTAAATCATTCCCCCACTACAAACGAATCGCAAAAGAATTTGACAAGGCTAAGAAACGAGCTTGGGCAAGCATTAAAAAAGATAACGACGTCCAAAAATTGTTACTTGAGGAAAGAAATCAAAAATTAAAGAATAGAAAAGCAAACAAAGGCACAATAGATAAAATTCTAGAAATGCCTAAATAATTAATTAATTAAATGGCAATTACATACACCGACAATGGGGGAGGTGCGCCTAATGGTTCCGATAAGGAATTTACTTACACTTTCCCAGTCATACAAACTGAAGATGTAAAAGTTGCTCTTAATGGAGTAACACAAGCGACAACTAAATACACTGTTGACAATGTCAGCAATCCTACTCATATAGAATTTAACAATACCAGTATTGATAGTTCTGTACAAGAAGCTTCTGGAGCACCTAAATCAGGTGTACGTGTTAGAGTTTATAGAGAAACAACTGTTGGTAAAACAAACGGTGACGAAGATCCTAAAGCTGTATTTGCTGCTGGTTCTTCTATCCGTGCTATTGATCTTAACGCCAACCAAGAACAATCATTAATGGCGATTCACGAATTACAGGATCGTCCGATAGAAACTGAAGATATACAAGATAGTGCTATTACTGTCACCAAAATAGGACCTGATGCAGTTGATGGTACGAAAATAGCTGACGATAGTATTGATTCTGAGCATTATGTAGATGATTCGATTGATACACAACACATTGCTGCCTCACAGATTACTACTAATGAATTAGCAAGCGACGCTGTTACTACAATCAAAATAACTGATGGAAATGTAACAAGAGCTAAATTAGAAGCTGACATTATTGATAGCACTAAATTAGCAGATAATGCAGTTAATTCAGAGCATTACGTAGATGGTTCTATAGATCATGTACACTTAGCTAATGATATAATAGATGGAGATAACATACAAGATGATGTTGTTAACTCTGAACATATAGCTGCTGGTGCTTTAGATAATGAGCACTATGCTGCTGGGTCTATAACTTCAGATAAATTAAGTGGAGCAACTGTTATTACTGCAAGTGAGCAAGGATCAGCTACTACAAATGACACTTCATTCTTAACTTCTGCTGCTGCTGACGCTAGGTTTTTTAATATAAGTTCTGGCGACACAATAAAAGATGGTCAGACATTTCCTGACAATGATACTACGATTGCTACAACCGCAGCTATTAATGACAGAATTATTGACATTGTAAATGATGTTGGTGGTTTTGATATTATAGATAGTGAACAGCACTTTCCTAACTCTAACCCACAGGGTCAGGCAGGGTCAGCAGCAGTACTAAGTATCAAGGCAGCTAGTGCACAATTACCACATCCTAGTGATGCTAATATATCTTCTCTTAGTGGTACAACACTTACTATAAAAAATGGTAACTTAGCTAATAATGCTGACATTACTATAACTGGTGTAACAGCAACCATACCTACAGGGTTTGGATTTATTGTAGAATCTACAAATACACTACACACATACACATTTCACAGATTAGTACCTAACGCAACAGAGGTAACAACTGTAGCTGGTAATAGTGCTAACGTAACAAAAGTAGCTAACATTGATAGTGATGTAACAGCAGTTGCTAATATTGACAGCAATGTAACAGCAGTTGCTGGTAACGCTACAAATATTAATGCCGTAGCTAGTAACGCTACAAATATTAACGCTGTAGCTAGTAACGCTTCAAACATAAATGCTGTTGCAGCAGACGCTTCTGATATAGGCGTAGTAGCAGCAGACGGTACTGACATAGGTTTAGTTGCTGGTTCTATAGCAAGTGTTAATACAGCAGCTTCTAACATAAACTCTATAAATAACTTTGGAGATACATACCAAGTTGCATCTTCAGCCCCTTCAACAGACGGTGGTGGTAATGCTCTAGCTGCTGGTGATTTGTACTTTGATACAACTGCAAACGAGCTAAGAGTACACAATGGATCTACATTCCAAGGTGGTGTCACAGCTACTGGTAACTTGGCTGGTTTAGGTGCTAACACATTTACTGGCGACCAGACAATACAATCAGCTTTACCTACAATTAATTTTACTGATACAAATAATAATCCTGATTATATACTAAGAAATAATAATGGTACATTTGTTATTAGAGATGGCACTGTTGGTGCTGATAGATTACAGGTAGCAACCGATGGACATGTTGACGTAACTGGCAACCTAGATGTTGGTGCTGGACTTGACGTAACAGGTAACATTACTGTAACTGGTAACGTAGATGGTCGTGACGTAGCTGCTGATGGTTCTAGTCTAGATAACATCGAAGCTGGTAACATAGGAACTGATGTAACTAACGGAAACGTAAAACTAACTCCTAACGGTACTGGTGTAGTAGAGATACGTGGAGCTGGTGGTAACGATGGTACCCTACAGCTAAACTGTTCTGCACAGAGTCATGGTGTTAAAATTAAGTCACCACCTCACAGTGCTGGACAAAGTTATACACTTACACTTCCCAGTAGCCTTACAAACAACGGTGTTTTAACAACAAACTCTAGTGGTACATTAAGTGCTGGTTTACTTGGTACATCTAATATAGCAGATGATGCAGTTGGTGCAGATCAACTTGCTAATACGTCTGTAACTGCTGGTACCTATGGTTCATCAACTTCTATCCCAAGCATTACTGTAGACGCTCAAGGGCGTATTACAGCAGCATCTGGTAACACTGTTAACACAGATGTAGTTGGTGACACAACACCACAGTTAGGAGGTAATCTTGACTTAAATAGTAATAGTATAGAAGGCACTGGAAATATTAGTATTACTGGAAATATTACAGGTAGTGATATAACTGCAAATGGAGGAGATCTTACTATCTCAGGTTCTACCGCAGTTTTACATTTAACAGATACTAATAATAATGATGATTTCTCAATAATGAATGAGAATGGAACTTTCATTATTAGAGATGCAACTGACAGTGCTAACAGACTAACTGTTAACTCTAGTGGAACAGTTGATGTAATTGGCAACCTAGATGTTGGTGCTGGTGTAGATGTAACAGGAGACATCACAGTCTCAGGAACAGTTGACGGTGTAGATATAGCTGCACTTAATACAACAGTAGGAACAGTTAATACGACAGTAGGAACTAAATTTAGCAAAGCTGGTGGAGATACAATTACAGGTGATTTCACTATAGCTTCTGGGACAACAAACAAAAATGTTAATATAGATGTTAGTGATAAAATTAGATTTGATGATGGTCTAAAAGCTACATTTGGAAATTCAGATGACCTAAAAATCTATCACGATGGAGGCAATAGCTACATTGATGAGGTTGGTACAGGTAATCTTTTCATCAGAAGTAATAGTACTATTAAAATTAGAAATAATACTACAGAAAATGCTATTGTTTGTAACAATAACGGGTCCGTAGAGCTATATCATGATGGTAGTGCTAATCCTAAATTTGAAACTACAAGTTCTGGAGCTACAGTTACAGGTACATTAACAGCTACAGCATTTAGTGGTGACGGATCAAGCCTTACAGGTGTAGCTTCTACAACTGCTGGCGGAGCAATATATGAAAACAGTCAAACAATAAGTGCAGACCGCACAATTCCAGTTGGGTCGAATGGAATGAGTGCCGGACCAATAACAATAAACAACAACGTAACCTTAACTATCAGCAATGGTAGTACTTACACAATAGTTTAATTATGCCAATAACAATAAATGGTGATGGTACTATCACAGGTCTTACAACTCAATTTGGCTTAAAAAGTACGCAACAATTTACTACGGTTGGAAACTCAACTTGGACTAAACCTTCTGGTATAAGAACTATAAGAGTTTTTGTTACAGGTGGTGGAGGTTCAGGCGGAGCTGAAGGAGCTGGTGGTGACTTTGGTGCTGCTGGCGGAGCTGGTGGTACTGCAATAAAAATGATAGATGTCTCAAGTGTTTCTTCAGTCACAGTTACTGTTGGAGCTGGAGGTACTGCCGTTAATACTTCTAATAATCATGGTAATGCTGGTGGAACTTCATCTTTCGGTTCTTACTGTTCTGCTACTGGCGGAGCTGGTGGTAAACAAGGAAACCACGGTCCAAATAAAGGAGGAACTGGTGGTGTAGGTTCTGGTGGTGATATTAATTTAAACGGTGGAGAAGGTGCAAACGGACATGATAACCACGGACAAAGCACACAATACGGTTCAGCGTATGGTAAAGGTGGTACATCCTATTGGGGTGGCGGAGGTAATGGCTCTTCGTTTAATGCTGATGCCTCAGATGGACAGGCATATGGTTCTGGAGGAGGTGCTGTTGGTGACCCTAACAGTAACGAATCTGGTGCTGGTAAATCAGGTTTTGTATATGTGGAGGAATATGCATAATGAGTTCAATAAAATTAAAACATAGTGGTGGTAACAGCGTATCGCTTAACCCACCTACATCTGCTCCTACATCTAGTGAAGTAGCTTTTAAGTTACCTAATGCAGACGGTTCGTCTGGTCAGTTTCTAAAAACTGATGGTTCTACAAACTTAAGTTTTGCAACTGTAGCAACTACTGAAGCTGCATCTACTCCTAAAGTTGGATCTTCATCACATGTACGACAAACTGTAGCTTCTGGCTTAACTTACAACAGTACAACAGGCGATGTGGCATTAGGTAATGTAGCTAGTTGTAATAGTTCAAGTGTCTATGGAATTGTAGTGACCGTACAATGTGTTCACTCTTCTCCTAGTGCTAGTCATGGTTATTTAGGTGGTTGGATTTATCAAACTGGAAAAACTTATAATGTTGAGGGAGGATATTTTGATGTAAAAACTTACAATCAATATGTTTTACATTTTCCATCAACCGTTATTATTCCTTGGGATCCTAGTGGAACTCAGTCGTTAAGACTGTATATAACTCAATCTACAGAAACAGGAAGTAATAATTATTTCGATATACATGTAGACAATAAATTGGAGAATGTTTAATGACTTTGACTAAAGCAGATTTTATTTGGAAAGCAGCTTACGACTTAGTAGGAAACACTTCAGGTGCATTATTTATTTCAGGAGATCCCAGCTATGAAAATATAGTTTGGAATAAGGAAATATACACTGGCACGATTCCAACAAAAGCAGAGGTAGAAACAAAAGCACAAGCTTTATTAGATGGAGAAGCCATGAGAAGGCTTAGAGAACATAGAGATAATTTATTAAGAGAAACTGATTGGGTTGTTACTAAAGCGAATGAAACAGGAGTTGCAGAATCGGAAGCTTGGAAAACATACCGTCAAAAATTAAGAGACTTACCAGCTTCATCAAATCCTGAATTAGATGGTGGGTTTATTAAAAATGTAACTTTTCCTAATAGACCATGAGTACATTAAAAGTAGACGGAATCCGTTCCAATTCCGCAACAAGCGATGCCATAACGTTGGCAAGCGATGGAACGTGTACTGCAAATATTACTAATAAACCTAATAGAAACAAGATTATAAATGGTGCAATGCAAGTTTCTCAAAGAGGAACAACATTTAGTCCTAGTGGTACAAATCAAATTTACACCTTAGATAGATTTGAACACGTTACCACAGCTAATGCTAATGGAGATTGCACTGTTACTCAAGCATCAGACGCACCCACTGGTTTTAAAAATTCGTACAAAGTTACACCTGATTCAACTAACACACCGACTGCTGGTGGTAATGTTACTATAAGATACCAAGCGGAAGGTCAAGATACCCAAGATTTAAATTACGGTACATCTTCTGCAAAATCACTGACTATATCTTTTTATGCAAAAACAGCTACAGAAAATAGTGGCGATCAATATTCTTTAGTTTTGTTCTACGCTAGAAATGATGGAACTACCAAAACTGTACTTAAATCTTTTACTCCTACATCAACATGGCAAAGATTTTCTTTTACGATTGCTGGTGATACAGATTCAACTTATGGTATAAGAAATAGTGCTGATACTGGTATAACAATTACATGGGTATTAGCTTCTGGTCCAGATGATGTACGATCAGCTATAAATACTTGGACAGTTGATGGGGGATATTTTAGGGCAGTCACAGGTCAAGATAACTTTATGGATAATACCAATAATGAGTTTTATCTTACAGGAGTTCAACTTGAGGTTTCAGATCATGCTACAGATTTTGAACACAGATCGTTTGGTCAAGAGCTTACCTTATGCCACAGATATTGCGTTGTATCTCACAGATATGATACTTCTGACGGTTACTCTGGAGTAGCACTTCATTACTCTGGTTATCAAGTATCAGGTGGTAATTGGATATGGTGCAGTGCTAGTTTTCCTACAGAAATGAGAACAACACCTTCACTTGATACAAGTGATGGCGATGGTAATACAGGTAACAAACATACAATCTGGACTTCGACTGGTGGTAGTGTTACACATAATAGAGATAATTACCATACCAGTGTTTTTAGAGATCACTTTACTATTTCAAATTATTGGGATACAAAATACGGTATGAGAATTGGCGGTTACAAAGCGGATGCAGAATTATGAGTTATAAATTAATGCAAACACCAGATGGAACACCAGTTCCAACAGTTCTTAGAAAATCTGATGGGATGGCTATTCCATTTGATGAAGGTAACAGAGATTACCGAAAGTACCTTGAGTGGGTAGCAGAAGGAAATACAGCCGAAGCTGCTGACTAATGGAAATACCCACCATAGTAATTCCACAAATACAAACAATAGAAACAATATCTATACCTTTACCTACAGCAGACGTGCCATCATACATTCCTATGGTGGTACCGCCTAGCGATCTAGAAGCTCCAGAAGGAGTACAGGCAGAGGCAAAAGATGAACCGGAAGCAACGGGTATAAGAAAAGTAGACATACCGTTTACAGATATAAAAATGCCTGTCCCGGAAAACGAAATATTAGTAACGGCTGGGACAACTGCGGTTGTCTCTGTAGCAGCCACCCTTACAGCTACAGCAGCTTTTAAATGGGTTGTTACTGCATTAAAACCAATACTAAAAACCACATGGAAGAAACTAAGCAACCTAAGAAAGGGTTGATAGGTAAACTAAAAGACATAGGCGAAGAAAAAGAACATCAGCTAGAGGTCTTAGGAACTTTAGTTAGATTAGGCGTAGTTGTCTGGTCTGGGTTTATTATTACAATGAACTACGTTGATATACCTATGGTTAAAAAATCTGGTAACTCAGATATCACTTTCGTAGCCAGCGTATTTACGGGCGCGTTGGCAACTTTTGGATTGACTACTGGCAAGAATGGCGGTAGCAAGACACCTACAAATTGCCCAATGGTAAAAAAACCAGAACAAAAATGAAGAAATTACTTCTAGTTCTGGCTTTGCTATCACCCAGCATAGCAAGAGCTAATACTGTCACTCCCCAGTTTACATCAGGGAGTATGAACTCGACGACCACTACCACTCAAACTATTGTGGAGACGGAGCAACGCCAAGTATGGGGTGCTGCCGTAAATACGTGGTCAGGAAATAATGTAACTGCATCTGGAAACTTATCAGACACAGCTACAACATTCTCAGTAACTGACGCCACATTACCGTGGAATTTAGAAACAACAACAAGAGCAGCAGGCTTAGTAGAACAAATAGACTTTACAAGAAACTATACAATAAACTCTACTACTACATCGCTCTCTGTATTCTCTCAGTAAGTCCTGTACTTGCAGAAGGAGACACCAATAATAATAGTAACCCCGTGGCAGCCGCGACGGGAAATGTTACAAATCAAGCTGTCCAATTTCAAAA